CAATGGCAGGGCTCCGCATGGAGCGGCCGAATATGGAAACGCTGGCGGCGCGGCTTGAAGCAGAGGCCGGCGCGCGGCGTGTTGGACATGCACCAGCGGCGCCGACATTGGCCCGCCGACCATCTAGCTACCTGAGCGCACGATGACCTGGACAACCGCAGACCTAACGGCGATCAACGACGCGATCAAGAGTGGCGCCCGCAGCGTATCCATGGGCGGTCGCACGATCACATATCACACGCTTGACGAGATGCTGAAGGTCCGTAACCTGATCCGCGCCGAGCTTGGCATGATCGGCGAGGACGCGGGCCGAACGCACCGCTACGGCACGCACAGTAAGGGCTTGGGATGAATGCGCTCGACCGGCTAATCGCGTGGGCAGCGCCGGCGCGAGGGCTTCGCCGTGTCCGTGCGCGGCTGCAAATTGAGGCCGCACGTAAGTACGAGAGCGCATCCACTGGCCGCAGGTTCGATGGGTGGATTGCGCAGAGCACATCCGCTAACACCGAGATCAATCAGTCTCTTGTCTACCTGCGTAACCGGCACCGCGCACTGGTCCGCGACAACCCGTGGGCGAGCCGCGCAGTTCAGGCCATCGTTTCAAACGTGGTCGGCTACGGATTCACCCAGAAGGTATTCGGGCCGGCGCGCATCGGCAAGCTGTTCAAGGCGTGGTGGGGATCGAAAGCCTGCGACGCGGACGGCCGGCACAATGGCGCAGGGCTTGAGGCGCTGATTCTGCGCACGGTCGCAGAGTCCGGCGAGTGCCTGATTCGTCGCTACCCGCGCGCATCTTCATTCGGCCCCGTTCCACTGCAAATCCGGGTGCTTGAGCCGGACTATCTGGACCACAGCAAGACCGAATTGCTACCGGGCGGTGGCCGCATCTTGCAGGGCGTCGAGTTCAGCCGGGACGGCGCTCGCGTTGCCTACTGGCTTTTTACTGATCACCCTGGCGATCTGCTGACGGCATCTATTACGTCGGCGCGCGTGCCCGCTGAAGAGGTCGCGCACGTATTCCGAGGCGACCGTCCCGGCCAAGTCCGCGGTGTGCCATGGGGCGCGGCGTGCATCCTGACTATCCGCGATCTCGACGACTACGAAGACGCCTATTTGCTGCGGCAGAAGCTGGCTAACTGCCAAGTCGGCGTGATCTTCGACGGCGACGCAAGTCAAGCCAATGCGGATGCGATTGCGCTCGGGACTCCGCTTGCGGAATCCATGGAGCCGGGGCGATATGAATTCCTTCCTCCCGGCAAAGACATCAGATTCAACACCCCGCCGGATGCCGGGGACTACGGTCCCTTTGTCCGCGCCGCGCTGCTGCGTGTGGCTGCCGCATATGGGATCACGTTCCAGGCTCTCACGGGCGATCTAACTAGCGTCAACTTCAGCTCCGGTCGAATGGGCTGGATTGAGTTCGGCCGAAACATCGACGCATGGCGCTGGCAAATGCTGGTGCCGCAGGGTCTGGACGTGATCGCCGGATGGTTTGCTGATTCGATGCAGGTAGCAACCGGCGTCCGCGCCGAAAACATCAGCGTGCGATGGGACCCGCCGCGCCGCGAGATGATCCAGCCGAAGGAAGACGCAAACGCGCTGAACGTGCTTGTGCGCAACGGCTTCATGTCGTGGCCGCAGGCGCTGCGTGAATTGGGCGAAGACCCCGAGGCGCAACTAGACGAGATCGCCGATTGGCAGAAGCGCATTGACAAGCTCGGCGTGCGCCTTGACTGCGATCCGCGCACCGACAACCCGCCGATGCAAGAGGCGCCGGCAGACAACGGAGACAACAACAATGACGACCCGCCAACGGGTTGACGGTCCGCCGCTGCATCGCGCGGCGAGCGTCGATAGTTTCGACGATGAGGCGCGGACAGTCCGCCTGTCGTTTTCCAGCGAAGAACCTTATCTGCGCTCGTCCTTTTGGGATGAGCCGTGGGTCGAGGTGCTCGGGCACAATGCCGACGAAGTGGATATGTCGCGGCTCGCATCTGGCACCGCTCCGGTCCTGTTCGGCCACAACGCATTCGACCGCGAGGCGCATGTCGGCGTCGTGGACAAGGCGTGGCTTAAGGATGGCCGCGGCTATGCCGATATTCGAATCAGCAAGCGATCCGGCGCCGATGGCGTATGGCAAGACATCAAGGACGGAATCCTGAAGTCCGTTTCGGTCGGCTACCAGATCAACGAGCGCACGCTCACGAAAGCGAACGAAGGCAGCGCCAACGAATACCGCGTAACGCGATGGCTGCCCATGGAGGTTTCGCTGGTCCCCGTGCCAGCGGATGCAACGGTAGGAGTCGGACGAAGCGCCGACCCGCCGCCCCGATTCACCGTAACCGCAGCACCCGAAGGCCCGCACTCCGCGGGCATTCTTCATTTGGAGAAGCACGAAATGACCGATCAGACTGCACCGGCCGCTCCGGCCGTCACCGAGCCGGCTGCGTCTGCGCCGGTTGACAACACCCGCTCGGCCGCTGAGGCGACCCGCGCGGAATCCCTGCGCGCCGTCGAGATTCTCGGCATCGCCACGAAGGCGGGCCTTGATTCCGAATTCGCCACCAAGCACATCGCCGCGAGCACGCCGATTGACAGGGTGCGCGCGGAGGCGCTGGACGCGATGGCCGAACGGGCGTCGAAGACGCAGCACAATCCGAGCATCCAGACGGGCGCCGATCAGGTTGACAAGACGCGCGAGGCCGCTGCCGCTTGGCTACTGCATCGCGCCGGCGAAAAGGTCGACCCCACTGCACTGAACGGGAATGACTTCCGCGGAATGACCCTGTTGGACATGGCGCGACATTGCGTCGTTGCACAGGGCGGCTCGCGCGGCCTGACGAGCACCGAGATCGTGGCTCGCGCCATCTCTCACAGCACGTCCGACTTCCCCATCATCTTACAGAACGTCATGCACAAGGCGTTGCAGGCCGCGTATACCAACAGCCCGGACGTCTGGCGCGAGTTCTGCAAGGTCGGCAGCCTGTCCGACTTCCGCCCGCACTACCGCTACCGCATGGGCGGCTTCGGCAATCTTGCGACGGTCGCCGAGAATGGCACATACACCTATGGCACCTTCTCGGATGCCGAGCGCGAGAGCATCACGGGGGCGACCAAGGGCAAGTTGCTGAACATCTCGCGCCAAATGATCATCAACGACGACCTGGGTGGGTTCATGGACCTTACCCGCGCCATGGGTCGCGGAGCGGCGCGTACCATCGAGGTGGATGTGTTCGCACTGCTTGCAGCCAACCCGACCATGGGCGACACGGGCGCGCTGTTCAACTCCACAGCCGTCACCACTGCCGGCGGTCACGCGAACATCACCGCGTACGCGGCCCCGACCGTCGCAAGTTTCGACGCGGTGCGACAGGCGATGGCCGTGCAGTACGACGTTGGGCAAAACGACTACATCAGCGTTCGCCCATCGGTCTGGCTTGGTCCGGTTGCGCTCGGCGGTGCCGCTCGTGTAGTCAACGAATCGCAGTATGACGTTGACCAGAGCAGCAAGACGGCCTTCTACCCGAACAAGTCGCGCGGCCTGTTCGACAAGATCATCGACACCCCGCGGTTGAGCGGGTCGATCTGGTACGCCTTCGCGAACCCGAACGATGAGCCCGTGATCGAAGTCGGTTTCCTCAACGGTCAGCAGGCCCCGTACACGGAAATGCAGAATGGGTTCGAGACTGACGGCGTGACTTGGAAAATCCGTCTTGACTTCGGCGTGGCCGCGGTCGGCTGGCGCGGCGCCAACAAGTCCGTTTAACCCATCAGCAACGTAGCAGCAGAGCCGGCCTAACGCCGGCTTTGTCGTTTCTGCGCGCTCAATTTCAAGGATCAAGAGAATGACCACCAAGCTCGTACAGACAGACGGCGTGAAGCTTTACGCAAACGCCGGTTCCGCAATCACGTCCGGCTCGATTGTTGTCGCTGGCAATATGATCGGCGTCGCCCTCCAAGATATCGCCGCAACCACCGGAACGGGCTCCGTTGATTTCACCCCTGGCCGCGTGTTTTCCGGCATCCCGAAGGTTTCTGCAGCCGTGTTCACCGTCGGCGAAAAGTTGATTTGGGATGTCAGCGCAGGAAAGTTCGATGACTCCGCAGCGACCCCAGCAACGGGTGACGTGACTGGCGCAGTTGTGGCATGGGTGGCCGGCGCGAACGCCGAAACCACCTGCACCATCATGCTGAGCCCCGGCAACTCGACTGTAACCTGATATGTCGCAACGCGATTGGCAGCGCCAGTTCGATGCACTGGCGCTGCCTTCATTTGCCCGTATCGGCGTCGGAGACACCGGCACCTACCGCAGCCCCGATGGCGACGACACCACGATCACCTATCTGTTCGACGACACGCAGTTCCAGGACGTCGGCGAGACCGGTGCGCGCGTGCTGGTCCGTGAGCGTCAAATCGGCCTGATGTTGGGCGAGGTAGCGCCAGTCGAAAACGGCCGTGTGATCGGTGACGACGGGCGCACGTGGCGGCTGGTCGCGCCAACTGGCGAGGTCGACGACAGCATGTCGTGGTGGTTTGTGGCACCGGTACGGAGTGAAGGCGCATGAGTACC